CCTCACGCAGGGGCGTGGATTGAAACGCACCGGGTGTAGGCGGGGGTGGTTGTGGTGGCCCGTCGCCCCTCACGCAGGGGCGTGGATTGAAACGAGCCGCTGACCGCCTCCCTTGTATATGCCTATGAAACGGTCAGCCGGAGAACCTGGCGCGGAAGCGAGGATGATGAACGATGGTAGTAGATAAGAAGACATTGCGGTCCGAGGTGGCCTCGGCCGGGTTGACCGGCATACGGCAGGCGTGGACCTTGCGGCCCATGGCCTCGCTGACCCCGGCGCACGTGGTTGACATTTTGCGCAGGGCGAGCCTTGGCGATGCCAAGGAGTATCTGCTGGCCGCCGCAGACATTGAAGAGAAAGACCTGCACTACCGTTCGGTGTTGCAGACCCGCAAGCTGGCCGCCGCAGGGCTGCCGCTGTCCGTTTCTCCAGCCGACGAGACGCCCGCCGCCGAGAAGGCCGCGGAGCTTGTCCAGGACGCGCTGGAGAGGCTGGACATCCCCGCCCTGCTGGTGGGGCTGCTTGACGCGCTGTCTAAGGGCTATGCCGTCGCGGAGATTCTCTGGTCCACACAGGGCGGCCGGTGGTTGCCTCAGGACGCGCTGATCCGCGAGCCGCATTGGTTCCAGTTCGACCGAGAGACCGGTCGCCATCTGCGTCTGTACGACGGGTCTCCGGATGGCCAGGAGCTGCCGGAGTATAAGTTCATCTGCCATGCTCCGAGGATTCTGGCGGGCATTCCGATCATGGGCGGCCTCGCCCGTTCGGCGCTGTGGGCGTGGGTGTTCAAGAGCTATGCCCTGCGCGATTGGGCGGCATTCGCCGAGCTGTACGGCCAGCCGCTGCGCCTGGGCAAATACGACGCCTCGGCCACCCAACAGGACATTGACGTGCTGCGCCGGGCAGTGATGGATGTCGGCTCCGATGCCGCAGCCGTTATTCCCGACAGCCTCAAGATCGAATTTCAGGAATCGACGGCCAAGACGGCCAGCGCAGACCTGTACCAGCGCCTGATCGAATATCTTGACCGCCAGGTGAGTAAGGCTGTTCTGGGACAGACACTGACGACAGACCAGGGCTCCAGCGGCAGCCTTGCCCAGGCCACGGTCCACAATGAAGTCCGCAGCGACCTTTTGCGCGCCGACGCACGTTCTTTGTCTGCGACGCTGCGCCGGAGCCTTGTCGGTCCCATCGTGCGCTTGAACCTTGGAGATGCGCCCCTTCCCCACGTGGAGCTGTTCGTTGAAGAGCCCGAGGATATGGTGGCGCTTGCGGACCAGCTGTCCAAGATTGTCCCCCTCGGTGCCAAGGTGCCGGAGCGCTGGGTGCGTGAGAAGTGGGGCATCCCCGAAGCGGAAGGCGACGAGCCTCTTTTGGGCGCTGTATCCGCGCCGGAAAATCTCAAACAAACAGAGCAAGACAAGGACAAACACTCCCGCAAGGCTACCGTCGCACACTCCCAGGACGGCTCCGGAGAGGACGTGACCCCCATATCCCCCCAGGTCGAAAGGATGGCTGCGGATGCCGAGCCAGGGTGGGCGACCATTCTGGAGCACATCGGCAAGCTGGTCGAGGACGCTCCGGACCTTCCGACGCTTCGGGAATCTCTGCTCGCAAGCTACGCCGATCTGCCCGATGGAGCCCTGGCCGAAGTGATGGCTATGGGATTCGCCGCCGCCGAGCTGGCGGGGCGCTACGACGTGGAGAGGGAATCTGATGTCTGATCCGGCCGCAGCTGACCCGAAGGTGGCGGGCGTACTCAAGCGCCCGTTTCCGGAGCAGGTCGCCTTTTTCCGGGCCAAGCTCGGCAAGATGATGCCGTCCGCCAAGTGGGACGACGTCTGGAAGGGGCGGCACGATCAGGGGTTCATGGTGGCCGGGGCCGCAAAGGCGGACCTGCTGTCCGACCTGGCCGCAGCGGTCGACAGGGTTATTGCCGAGGGCGGAAGTATTCAGTCCTTCCGCAAGGACTTTGCCCGAATCGTCGAGCGCAACGGCTGGGACTACCGGGGCGAGTTCAACTGGCGCACCAGGGTTATCTACACGACCAATCTTTCCACGAGCTACGCCGCCGGTCGCCTTGCGCAGCTGCGCGAGGGCGGCTTTGAGTGGTGGGTGTACAAGCACTCCGACAGCTCCCTTCATCCCCGTCCGCTGCATGTGTCCTGGAACGGTCTCACGCTGCGGGCTGACGATCCTTGGTGGAAGGCGCACTACCCTCCAAACGGGTGGGGCTGCCGATGCCGGGTTGTCGGCGTCAGGCGTCCCGAGGATGCCGACAGGTACGGCGGCAAGGTGCGCACGGCTCCGGATAATGGAATCGACCCCAAGACGGGAGAGCCGAGCGGCATCGACCGTGGATGGGGCTACATGCCCGGCGACACGGTTTCAGACGCCGTCCGGACGATGGCGGCCAAAACGCAGCAGTGGGATTATTCCCTGGCCAAGTCGTACATGCAGGGAGTTCCGGAGTCTGTCCGCGACAGGCTGGCCACGGCATATCGCAGCCTGCCTTCCGTGGCGGATGATGTTCGGCGTTATGCTCAGGCCGCGTTGGACGGCAGGGACGTCCCCCCGTATCGGACCATGGGCCTGCTCACAAGTGCAGACGCGAAGACGGTGGGAGGACTGACCGGCGCAAGGGTCGATCTGTTCGACTATGCGATCGACCAGTATGCACCCAGGCACATACTCACCGGGCATGGCGACGCCAAGTCAGAACTCGCCAGAGGCCAGCGGGAAGTAAGGGTCGAAGACTATGCCTTGCTGCCTGAAATGCTGAACAAGCCGGACCTGGTCGAGGACGGTGGCGTGAACAAGGTTGGCCGCAAGGTCGTGCGGATATCGAAAGAGATGGACGGCGAGACGCTCACGGCCGCTTTTGAGGTTCGGAAAAAGAGAAGGTCGCTGGCTCTGCAGAGCATGTGGATAAAAGCAGGTGCGCCCCCGCGCTAACGTCCAGGACGTTTCCGGGTATGAGCCGGACGCCGCGATGCACGCACCTTTCAATAGAGTATAGCCATGATCAACATCGAAATCAACGACAGAGAGGTTCTGGACGCCCTGGAGGGGCTTGTCCGTCGCCTCGGCAATATGTCTCCCGCCATGCAGGATATCGGGGAGCTGCTCGCCGAGAGCGCGATCCAGAGGTTCTCCGACGGCGTCGGCCCTGACGGCGAGGCGTGGAAGGAGAACTCTCCGGCGACCATCCTTGCCTATGTCGACAAGTACAAGGGCTCCCGCAGCAAGCGCGGCGGGCTGACCAAGAAAGGCCAGACCCGCGCGGGATCAAAGAAGCCGCTCATCGGCGAAACCAAATCCCTGTCCACGATGATACATTACAGCGCGGGTCGCGACAGGGTTGAAATCGGCAGCCCACAGGTTTATGCTGCCGTGCAGCAGTTCGGCGCGAAGCGTGGGCAATTTGGCGCGGCCCCCTGGGGCGACATCCCGGCCCGTCCTTTCCTTGGCGTTTCGGACAGCGACAAGGGCTCCATCCTGGCCATCGTATCGGGATATATGCTGCCATGATGACGAGAGGGGTTGCGCAAAATCCGAAAACTCGCCAGAATGCCCCCAGAACGATTTTTAACCATCGTCCCTAGCGTGGACACCTGTCCACCCCCTTCACCCCCCTAGTAAACGCCGGTAAACGGGTTAAACGGGGCGACCAGACAAAGACACCAATCAGGCGCGGAAGAGAGCGGCTATATGCTGACCCTCTTCCGCGCCTCTTTATTTTCTGATGTGGCCATCATGGCCGCATGAAGACCCTCACCGATCGTTTCAGCATCCGCCTTCCTTCCTCGGACACCCCGCCGGAATGGGTTCATCTCGTTCCGGCGGGGAACTTCTCGGGGCGCGACGGGCGCGGGCCGTATGAGCTTGACGCCGACGCCGTGCTGTCTGCCTTTGCCGGGTGGGGAATCGACCTGGTGGTCGACTACGATCACCAGACCCTTACCGCCGAGAAGAAGGCCGGACCAGTCCCCGCAGCCGGATGGATCAAGAAGCTGGAGCTTCGAGAGGACGGCGTGTGGGGGCAGGCAACGTGGACCGAGACGGCAGCAAAAGCGCTCGCCGCCAAGGAGTACAGGTACCTGTCGCCGGTATTCGCATACGACCCGGACACCGGAAGGGTCGTGTCTCTCTCCGGGGCTGGCCTGACGAACACCCCCAACCTTTACCTGCATGCCGCAGCCTCTCAAGGAGACCCCATGAGCAAGGAACTGCAGGAGCGAGTCGCCCACAAGCTGGGACTCGCCCCCACCGCCTCGGCCGAGGAAATCCTGGCCGAGCTTGACAAGAAGAAAGACCTGCTGACCGCAGCCCAGGCCGCACAGGGCGCGGCCCCCGACCCGACCAAGTACGTGCCTCTCGACCAGCATGAAGCGGTGTCCCGAAAGCTGGCCGAACTGGAGGGCGAGGTCAAAACCAAGGCCGCGACGGACGCCGTGTCCGCAGCGATGTCCGCTGGCAAGATCGCCCCTGCCATGGAGGGCTGGGCCAAGGATTACGCGATGGCCGACCTCGAAGGCTTCGCCAAGTACGTGGAGGCGGCTCCTGTCATCGCTTCCTCCCATTCCATGAAGCGCCCGGACGGCGACGGCCATTCCGAGCTGTCCGAGGACGATCGCACGGCGGCCCGCCTGCTGGGCATGTCGGAAGAAGCGTTTTCCCAGGCCAAGAAGGATGTCCAGCATGGCTAACCGCCTCGCGGAAGTGAAGGCGCACGCGCTGCGGCAGAAGGATGTGCGCGCGGCCGTGTTGGCTGCGCTGTATGTGTCTCGCACCGTCAAGACACCGCCTCTCGACGGCCTGTCCGTCAAGCACGTCGCAGACGACAGCGGCTACTCCGAAGTGGAAGTGCGCTTTGCTTGCGAGGTGCTTGTCGAGACGGGAATGGCGTTGCCGACCGGCAGCTACTACCGCATTACCCCGCGCGGCTGCGTTGAAATCGAATCCATCACCGAAAAGGAGTAAGTGAACATGGCTATCGTTACCCCCGCCCTTATCACCTCGCTGCGCACCGGGTTCTCCGACGCGTTCCGCAAGGCGCTGGGCGACACCCCCACCGACTATCAGAAGGTCGCGACCGTCGTTCCCTCCGGGTCCGCCGGAAACACGTACGGCTGGCTCGGGCAGTTCCCCAAGCTGCGCGAGTGGATCGGCGACCGCGTCATCAAGGATATGGCCGCCCAGGCGTACCAGGTCCAGAACAAGCTGTACGAATCCACGGTCGGCGTGAAGCGTACCGACATCGAGGACGACAACGTCGGTATCTACACCCCGCTGTTCTCCGAGATGGGCCGGGCCGCCATGTCCCACGCGGACGAGCTGGTCTTTGCCCTGCTCAAGGCCGGAGCTTCGACCCTGTGCTACGACGGGCAGAACTTCTTCGACACCGACCACCCCATCTACCCCGAGGTTGACGGGACCGGGGCCGCTGAAACCGTGTCCAATATGGACGTCCCCGGAGCTGATCCCGGCGCGCCCTGGTACCTGCTCGACACCGGCCGCGCCCTCAAGCCGCTGATCTTCCAGGAGCGCACCAAGCCGGAACTCGACAGCATGACCGCGACCAACGACGAGGGCGTGTTCGTCCGCGACGAGTATCGCTACGGCATCCGCTACCGCTGCAACGCTGGTTTCGGCTTCTGGCAGATGGCCTACATGAGCCGCCAGCCTCTGTCCGCCACCAGCTTCAACTCCGCCATGACCGCCATGATGAACACCAAGGCCGACGGTGGCCGCCCGCTGGGCATCAAGCCCTCCGTGCTGGTTGTTCCTCCGTCCCTGCGCGCTGCGGCCATCGAGATCGTCAAGAACGAGCGCCTGGCCAACGGCGCGTCCAACCCCAACTTCGGCGTGGTCGACATGATCGTCTCGCCGTGGGTGGCCTAAGGAGGTTCTCTGATGGCTGAGAAAGAAAAGACTCAGAAGAAGGACGAAAAGCAGGAGTCCGGCCTGGTCAAGCTCGTGGTGCGAACCAAGAGTCTCTCGCGCCGGTTCCGTGCTGGCCTCGGGCCGTTCCATCCGGAGCCCGAAGAGGTCGAAGCTACCCCCGACCAGGAAGCGGCTCTTCGCGCTGATCCCGAACTCGTGGTGAACGTGGCATGAGCTACGCCACGCTGCAGGAGTTAGTCGATCGCTACGGCGAGGAGCGACTGGTGCAGTTGACCGACAGGAGCATGGCCGAGGTCATAGACCAGGCCGTGCTCCTGCGCGCCATTGCCGACGCCGACGCCGAGATCGACGGGTATCTGGCCGCGCGCTACCGCCTCCCTCTGGCGAGTGTTCCTCCTGTGCTGACGCGGATCGCCCCGGACATTGTCTTCTATCGCCTCCATAGCGATGAAGCTCCGGAAGAGGTTCGCACCCGCTATGAGGACGCCCGCCGCCTGCTGGAGGGCATCAGCCGTGGCTCTGTCGGCCTCGGCGTTCCGGAGACCGAGGATCAGCCTCGCCCGTCGCTGGCCTCGGCCAGTTCCGGGAATCCGCGCATCATGGATCGCTCGGGTACGGAGGGGTTTTGATGGTTTCTCTTGAGACCGTGATTGTCGCCCGTATCGCCGAGAACATGCCCAAGGGCGTGAAAGTCTTTTCCGCCGCAGACCTTGCCGGAGTGCGCGAGGCCGCACAGCACACCCCGGCGGTGCATGTGATCTATGACGGCTATCGCGTGGTTCAGGCCGACGGGGCTGTAACTGAGATCGAAACGTCATGGCTGACCGTTTTGGCTGTGAGAAACGCGAGGGCGCAGAAGACGGGGGGCGCGGCAAGAGAAGACGCCGCGAAGCTCGTTCCCATCCTGTACGGCTCTCTGGCCGGGTGGCTGCCCTCTGGGTGCGTACGCGAGCTTGAGCTGGCCAATGCCCCGCGTCCCGGCTTCGACGCCGGGTTCCTGTATCTGCCGTTGGCGTGGAATGCGCGCCAGGTGTTGGTGGGCAGCGTGGCCGGAGAAGAGGTCGAAGTTCCCTTGCAAACAGTAACATTCAAAGGAGACGTCGAATGAAAACCTATATCTATTCCGGGCCTCCCTCCGGCGTGACCATCGAAGGCCGCGAGGTGATGCTCTGGCCCGGCCGTCCTGTGGAGCTGCCGGAAAAGTCCGGCTACGTGTCGGCGCTCGTGGCCCAGGGACGGCTGACGCCCGCACCGGCCGCTGCGCCTCAGAAAAAGCGGAGCAAAGGAGAGTAAATCATGGCAGCCAACTACTTGCATGGTGTTGAAACCATCGAAATCGACAAGGGGCCTCGCACGGTCCGCACGGTCAAGTCGGCCGTTGTCGGGCTGATCGGAACGGCTCCGGCCGGGCCTGTGAACGCGCCCACCATTGTCCTGTCCGACCGCGACGCCGCGCAGTTCGGGGCGGCGCATCCCGACTACACCATCCCGCAGGCCCTTGACGCGATCTTTGACCAGGGCGCGGGTACGGTCATCGTCATCAACGTGCTGGACCCCTCGGTTCACAAGGCCGAAGTGACCGACGAGGCGCTTGTGCTGTCCGGGGATGTGGGAACCGCCGCGCACCCGGCATGGAACGGCGCGCCGACGGTCAAGTCGTCGGACGGCGCAACCACCCACGTGGCCGGGACGGACTACACCTACGACGCCGACGCGGGAACCATCACCCGTATCGACGGGGCAGGTATCTCCTCCGGGGCGAGCCTGCTCGTGAGCTACGAGCACAAAGACCCCACCGCCGTTCTGCCTTCCGACCTGATCGGGACCGTGACCGTGGGCGGTGCTCGCACCGGCATGAAGGCCCTGGACGACACCTACAACCTGTTCGGCTTCTTCGCCAAGAT